GTCTAGCTTCCGGCGGTGGCGGTGGGGGCGGCGAAGATCCACTGAAAGGTGTTGGGGGTGCAGATTGGATGAAATATACCAAGCCCAACGCCAACGGCAACGTTTACGCCCAAAACGGCATCCAACCCTTCGCAACCGGCGGCATCGTAACCCGCCCCACATTCTTCAAGTATGCAAAGGGCGGCACCATGCAAAACGGCCTTATGGGCGAGGCTGGCCCTGAGGCGATCATGCCGCTTAAGCGTGGCGCGGATGGGAAGCTGGGCGTTAGCGCTCTTGATCTTCCTTTCCAGAAACAAGGTGGCGAAATGTCGCCTGAGGCGAGTGCCGCTTTCTCTGAACTGCAATCCGCTTCTATTCCGTTCACAAAAACTACAGAACGCTTGATGACCGAACGCAGCGAACGCGAAACTGTTGCTGCTATCAACAATCCAAAGCCGCTTGATGTGCGCTTTGAATCTCAAGTGATCAATGGCGTTGAGTACGTCACCGCTGAGCAGCATCAAAAAGGTATGGCACAGGCTGCAGAGCGCGGTCGAGCGCTTACACTTGCTGCATTGCAGAACAGCGTTAAAACACGCAAAAAGGCTGGGATCTGATGAGCACTTTTGCTTTCGTCAACTATTCGCGTTTCCTTACTAGCGCAGGCGCTGCAACTGCCTACGCTTATCAGAATTTCTCGATTAACGAATCGCGCAATTACGGCGGTGTGACCTACGCCTTTGCACCGTTTGCGTACACACTGGGCGCTGGCAGTAAAGGTGGTGATCGCAGTGATTCTGCTCTTGCCGCAGGTTTGGATCCAATTAGCGTCAACCTGTTTGCTGAAGCCGTCGAAAATCGCTATTTGCTAGAAATTAAAACCGTAAGCCTTGATCCAGATACTTTTGTCGATGACACTCTTGTGCGCAATGAGCTGTGGCGAGTGGCGCAATACGAAATGGACACCGAACGGATTGTGCTTAAGCTGTCTAGCCCTCTTAATGCCGCCAGTAGCAATATCCCCAGGCGTCGTTTATCTACAAAGTTGGTAGGCGCCCTGCCAAATACAGGCAGCTTGGTGGTTAGTTGATGGACTGGAAGCGCTGGATTGGCTTGCCGCATGAATTTGGCGCAGATCCAGAAGATGGCGTCGCCTGCGATTGCTTGCTTATGGTCTGGCGTGTGCTTGATGATGCAGGCGTTTCGCATCCAGACTTCAATGCTTACTGGCTGGAGATGGCGCGGCAGAAGCGTTGGAGTGAACTAGAAGCGCTTTGGCGTGATGGCACAATCGAGCTGGAAGCTGCAGAGTCGCACGCTGTCACCTTGATCCGTAATGGCCCTAACGGCCTTGGAGTCGGTATTGTTGTAGATGACGGCTTACTGATCGTTCATCACAAACGTGGCGTTCGATGGGTGCCGCTTGATTACATGCCTCGTCTTCGTTTTTATAGGTTCTGCTGATGCTGCCTTCTGATCGCTACCTTGCGCAATTGCTTGGGCTGACGGATGAGCAGTTCATGTACTTCCAGGCGGAAGTGCAGCGTCGTGCTAAAGAGCAGCCAGAGCCGGCGGTTGTTGCTGGACTGGACCCGGCGAGTCAATTAGCGCTTGCTTCGTTAATCATAACGGTAATTGGAACTGGTCTTCAGATTGCCGCAAGCTTCTTAAAGCCTTCTACCTCTGACGCTCGCCCAGCAAGCCTAAAGGCTCGCAATGTCGGCGGAAGAGCGAGAACAGAAAACGAACGTTTTGCTCCACGCTATGGGTTCGACTCAGCGCAGGAAATAACGACGCTAGGCGCCGTTGTTCCTATTGTTTACACACTGCGTGAAGCTATTGGTGATCAAACTTATGGCGGCGTAAGAGTAAATACTGATTTGTTGTGGTCTCAAATTTATAGCCTTGGCGGCTCGCAGCTACTGCGTGCAATTTTCTTGATCGGCGAAGGGCCTATTGCCTCTATTGATGTTAATAGTTTTGCGTCTGGTGGCAATACTCTGGCTTCCTACGACTATGGAAGCGCAAGTTCTACTGGCAGTCGAATGGCTGTCTATGGGCGCTATGACGCAGCCGATGGGCTGACGACTCGCATTAACTCTACACATCACATTTTTGGGCGAGATCCAAGCGCTGACAAAGGTAATGCAAACAGCAGCGACATTTTTTTGGTAAATGGCGCAGCAAGTTTTAGCGCAGCTTCTCGCCCTAGCAATCAGACTACTTTTGGTGTCTATGGGTTAATTGGCAATGATTTTGGCTACCGTATCAATCCGGTTATTAAGCCAATCGTTCAAGCTCAGTTAGTCCCTTATGGCGATGATGGTGACGCCGAAGTCAAATGCACAATTGATGACGTAGCTTGGGTGCAAAAAAAGAAGTACCAAACTATTTTTTCGTCTCGTGCGGCAATAACAAGCAGCGGACTCGGAACATTGGGCGGCACAACAAGCTATACGTTGTATCCAACAAGTGACAAGGATACTATTTATAGTCGCGACGTAAAGAGCCTGCAAACCCCAGGTGACTGGGTATTTTCGGTGGAAACTGTATCGGCAAAGCAAGGTGCCGGTACGTTTGTTAAGTTAATCAACAAAGGCTTTGCGCATTATCACGACGACACGGATGATGATAATGCCACTTTTGTCGATAACCTAAAAGCGCGTATTACGGCAACAATTACAGGTCTAACCGTTGACACAAAGGGCAAAGGTGTTCTTACGGCTTATTTGACTTTTAACACTGGTACTGTTGATGGAAAAACATTAAAAGATAGCGATAACGACGACGAAGAGCTTAATGAGTACCTGCAAACGCTAAAAGCGGTCAGATTCCTTTTGAAATGGAAAAACAATTTGTCTGCGGACGATCCAGAGGACGATGTTGTGGTTCGCTATCCGCTGCAAGTTCTTGTAAAAACTAAAGTTAAGCAGCAGTTTACGGCTGATGGTGGATCAATTTCGGCGCCTACATTAGATGTGGTCAAAGATGATGACGGCAAGGTTACAGATGTCACCGTTTTGAGCGGTGGCGGCACAATCAGTGGCCTGACGACGACACAAAGCTTCCCTGATCCTGTGTTCAAATTCAAGCGGACTCGTCAGATGACAGCATCTTCTGGCAAGGTTTCCGCTGGTGGAACCGTAACTGCAACAGTTGCGCTTGAGTTTAACGCTAAAAAAGCTTACATTGAAAAGGCTGATGACGTTGCATCAACTATTGCTGGGCGTCAGAAAACCTGGGACGATAGCCTAATCGAAGGCGAGCTTTACAAAATTGGATCCGGCCTAGCGGTCTGCGATTATCGCTCGCCAGACCCTTTTGTTTCCGAGGCTGACATTAGCTCCGGTCTTGGCACTGCTGTCACTGCCACATTTAAGACAGTTCGCGTTGGTACTGTAACGACAAATACTTCATCTCAGGCGCAAATTGATGGCTGGACCTGGAATGAGGGGCGCCCTTCTGTAGAGTGGCACAACACAGCAACAGTGGATGGCCATATTTTGCGCTGTGCCATTGCAAGTATTTCCACGACGCGCCCATGCAAAACAGTGCAGATCGGCATTCGTTCTCGCCTTGGCATTCGCATCAATGGAATCTGTAACTTCAAAGAGTCTTTGAGCTTTGAAAAGTGCGATGAGCGTGCCTGCGGTGATTACAAAGGAAGTATTGTTGAAAAAGGCAGCACCCTCAAGACTGATATTCATCAATCGAATACAATTTCCGCGCCTGTTGAACGCTATTCTTTTTTTGCCATCTACTACAGGGCTGCGGGAAGCACTGGTGGCTTTACAAAGCTTGGGAACGCTTATGGAGTTCGTGGCGCTACACAACAAAATATATTTAATTACATCGAGCTTGATATGTCAGCAATTCGGCAGTGGGAATTTCAAATTGAACCATATTCGGGATGGGAAGTGCGCAATGGTGGCATTGGCACCTTGTATGTACTTGATGCGTCTCTGACTACTTCTCAGACAGTTACCGATGGCTCCGTGACTGTGCGATTCACTGGTACATCAGTCGCGCACTCCGAGGACGTTTTTTCAATTAACGTTGGTCGCCGTAGAAGCGCCAAGGAAAGCATTGGAATTCCTCGCTCTGATGCCAATTACGCCAATGATGATTACTCCTATTTGGACACTTGGGGCAAGCTCGCCGAGGCTTTTATATACGAAGAAGTGCAGTCTTCTGCTTCTGGTGGACCTGAGCATGAAGTGGTCTACATCAACGAGATTGTTCCCAACGATTTCACACCCAATTACGACAATCTTGCCATCCTCGGCTTAAATATCATGTCCTCGGTCGAATGGCAGCAGTTCGGCCAGTTCAGTTGCTACGTGACCGGAGGCAAAACCTGCCGCAGGCTGCGCGACAGCCTGACCGTTGGCGCCACGCACCTCTTCCCGGATGTGCTGCTGGATCTGATGACCAATGCCACCTACGGCGCTGGTGATCTAATCACCGACAACATGATCGACCTCGACGCATTCAAGATTGCGGCGGACTGGTGCTACAACCATAAATACTTCTTCGACGGCGTGCAGGCTGATCGTGTCAACCTGCGTCAGTGGGCTGCTGATGTTGCAGCTGCTCATCTGCTTAATTTCGGTGAGAGCGATGGCAAATTCTACCTCCGGCCTGCGATGCAGTTCACTGCTGTTTCAATTAAGGGTCTGTTCACTGCCGGCAACATCGTCGAAGGCAGCTTCAAGCTTCAATACCTGGAGCCCGAAGAGCGCGAGCCAATTCAGGTGTCGGTGCGTTACCGCGAAGAGCGTGCCAGTACTGATCTCGACAACCCTGGCATTTTCCCAACCGAGCGTGAGGTGCTGGTGCGTGAAGCCAGCGGAAGCGCCACTGATCCGGTTGAATCAATCGACCTAAGCGATTACGTAACCAGCCGCGAGCACGCGATTGACGCGGCCAGGTTCATTATCAGAATGCGTCGCATCCCCACACACGCGATCAGCTTCCGCACTACACATGAAGGCGCATTGGCGAAGTTTGGCCCGAGCGATTACATCCGCGTGGCGATGGATGAGACGCAATACGACGAATTCAACAACGGCGTGGTGACGGCATCTGGTGCTCTTGTGAGCACCAAGCCGCTCGCAGATGGCACCTACACCGTGATCGCATGGGACGGTACTGAAGGTACACCGCCTGTTGATACCACGCTCACCGTGAGCGGAGGTGGTACTACCGCGACACCGACTGGTGTGGTGTTCACCGTCAAGCTGCCCAGCACTCAAGTGCGCACTTACCAGATTGAGCGGATTACACCCGATGAGGAAGGCACCTTTAACATTGAGGCAGTCCACATGCCAACCAACGCCTCTGGCGTGCTGGAGCTGGCCGATGGCTTTGA